TATTCATTCAATTAAATCTCTCATCCTTTTATATATCACTTACTATTTCAGTAAAATTGTTAATTCTCATTTTGAAATTAAAAAAATTAAATTGTTAAGATAAATGATCAGAGAAAATAATAAGTAACAAAATTATTATATTTTTCATCTTCAGAGAAATATCATTTAAAAACTAAAAAACTTGCAACCAGATTGGACTTGTTGTTATATAAAAAGATGATAGAAACAAAGCAAATTTCTAATGCCCTCGTGGTGAAATTGGTAGACACAAAGGACTTAAAATCTCATACTGAAAAACACGCTTCCTCGACAACTACTCTAGCGTTCTAAAATCACTGTAGTTATTAGCTAAATTAACTATTGCATAGTTTAAATGTGAATACTACGCTTGCGTGGTAGATTTTAAATTAATGCACATCAATGTGAGAACATTGGTGAAACCTTGAGGTATAGCAAATGGAAATTGACGCTAAAATACTAGAGAAATTTAACATCATTAAAAAAGATAATGATGTGCCTTTAACTCTACACGAAAAAATAGAGGCAGAAAAACAATTGGAATTAGGAATGATACGAAGTGGTATCAATAGGTTCCATAAAAACATCAACAAAGCCAAAGCAAAAAAGGCAGAGAAAAAAGACAAGGAAGGGAACTGGGTTTTAAGAGAACGAGAAACCACAGAGTCCACTACTGTCTATGGCCAGGTGCTAATCCAAGAGGGATTAGAGCCTATGAATGAAGCTTTAAATAAGTATTTTATTGAAGCCTTTGATGGCCATGCGAAGCGATATGCTACTGAAGCTACGCTATTAGCTAAGTGTATTCCTATCCAGGAAATAGAAACTAATACTCCAGAACGATGGAGCAGTGTTAGTTTCATAACTCTTAAAGCAGTATTAGATAGTATTACTGTATCATCTACACAGACAAAATCTGTACTGAAGATTGCATCTGCAATTGAGGATGAAGCAAGGATGCTGTACTTCAAAGAGAGTGATAATAAAACTTACAGCCAGACTAAAGAATGGCTGAAGTCAAAGAATAATTATAGGCACAAAAGGAAGGTCTATAAATATGCAATGAATAAACACCACCTTGAGTATGCAGGTTGGTCAAAAGAAGAGAAGGTGAAGCTCGGTAAAATTCTTCTTGAAATGTTAGCCAGTTCTACTGGGTTTATTAAACTCACCAAAACATACGCCATGAAAAATAAAACTATTGTCTATGTCCAGGCCACCGAGAAGACTATGGAATGGATAGAGAATAAGAAAATCCACACTGAAATACTTAAACCTTTTAGGGAGCCTATGTTAATTAAGCCTAAAGACTGGGATGAGAACCCATATTCTGGTGGTTATTATATCAAGGATTTAAGACCTAAGGAATTAAGTGCCACTGTAGGCAACAGCCAAACAAAAAATCAACCTAAAATACAGGAGGAAAACCATGCACTATAATATGGTTAAAAGAGCATCTAGGGCTTACCTAGAAGAAATAGCAAACAGAGCACATGAAATGCCAGAAGTTTATAAATGTATTAATACATTACAGGCAACAGCTTTTAAGTTGAATGTGCCAGTGTTCCAGGTGATGAAAACAATCCATGATAAGCAATTACCAATTGCAGGATTGCCTAGTGGTAAGCTACCACTACCACCTAAACCATTTGACATTGCTACAAATGTAGAAGCTAGAAAAGAATATTCTAGGAAAGCATCACCAATCTATAGCTACAATGCTACGATAGATAGTAAAGCAATTCTTACTGAAAAAATATTTAGTGTAGCTGATACCTACCAACAGTTTGATGAGTTTTATTTTCCATTACAATATGACTTTAGGTTAAGGATATATTGTGTACCAGAAGGATTAAACTATCAGCAGAATGATTTAGCTAAAGGATTATTATTATTTGGGAATGGTAAACCTTTAGGAACTACTGAAGCTGTTAAAAGATTAGCAATTCATGGAGCTAATATGTTTGGTCAAGACAAAGAAACATTAGAAGCTAGAGTTCAATGGGTAGAGGATAATGAGAAGTATATTATCCAAACAGCAGAAGACCCACATAACAACTATGAGTTTTGGGCTCACTGTTCTGAACCAGTACAATTCTTAGCATTTTGTTTTGAATGGAATAAGTTTGTCAAAGGTGGCAAGAAGCTTACCTTTGTATCAGATGTTATTTGTTATTCTGATTGTACTAATTCTGGATTACAAATTTTCTCTGCACTTTTAAAAGATGAGAGAGGTGGTAATGCAGTTAATCTTATACCAACTAATAAGGTTCAAGATATTTATGGTGAAGTTGCAAAAGCTACACTTGAATTACTTGAGAAGGAACCAGATAGTGATTTGAAAAAAATCTGGTTGGACTATGGAATAGATAGGAAGACTACAAAGAAAGTCACAATGTGTATTGTCTATGGACTTACACAATTCTCTTGTAGAAAATATATCCAAGAACACCTGGAGGAAATGGATGAAGATAAAATTAAACCGATGCCATTTTCTACAGACAGAAATCCTTTGCCTGGTGTACCTAATATTTTTAAAGGTTCAGCATATCTTTCTAAATTAGTTTGGAAAGCATTGGATGAAGTTATTGTATCTGCAAAAGAAGCAATGAGTTGGCTCCAACATATATCTAAATTAGTTTCAGAGAATGGATTACCAGTTGTTTGGACTACACCTACAGGTGCAATAGTACAGATGGTATGTCCAGTATTAGAAACTAAAAGAATAAATACTTATATGGGTGAAAAAATATATAGACCTAAAACTGGAAACTACACACCAGATATAAGAAAAACATCTATAGCTATTGAAACAAATAAAATAGATAAAAGGAAAGTATCTAATTCTATAGCGCCTTGCTTTGTCCATGCTCTTGATGGAGCCTTATTACAAAAGGCTGTATGCAAAGCTAGTGATGCAGGTATAGAAAACTTTGCCTGTGTTCATGATAGTTTTGGAGTATGCGCTAGTGATGTTGGTTCTATGAACGTAGCATTGCGTGAAGCTTTTGTAGAAATATTTGATGGAAAAAATTTACTGGATGATTTGAAACAGGAATTACTTCCACAAATTCACAAAGATAGCAGGCATAAAATCAAAGCAGTTCCAGCACAAGGTAATCTGAATATTAAACAGGTACTTGGGAGCTACTATTTCTGCTCTTAGTTTTATCTATATTAGAACGCTTGCGTTTATAAATAGACACTATAGATGAATACTAACTTCATCATTAATATTGAGCTGGGCAACTATTATGTTGTAGGCACAGATAATATTAACCACAGCTCAATATTTTTTATTAATCAATCAACAAATACCTAGGAGGGTATTAATGCAAAAAGCAAATAAATATACTTCTCCTTTCGGAAAAGCAATCTATCCTCATTTATCAAGACCAGATGTTAGATTTAAAGCCGAAGGTGAGTACAAAGTAGACCTTGAAGTTGAAGCTGATGAAGCAAATGATTTAGTAGAAAAAATTAAATCATGGGCTGAAGATTCTGTAAAACAAGCTCAAGATAAAACTGGTAAGAAAACTGTTAAAAGATTTAACACACTTCCATTTAAAGAAACTGAAGATGGTAAAGTTATCTTCAAATTTAAAATGGTAGCTAGTGGTACTAACAGTAAAACTGGTGACACATTTAAACAAAGACCAGGTTTATTCGACAATGAATTAAAACCTATATCTCCAGAAATAAATATCTGGGGTGGTTCAATACTTAGAGTTAGTTTTCAACCTTATCATTGGTACACGCCAGCACTTGGCGCAGGCCTATCTTTAAAACTTAAATCAGCACAAGTTAAAGATTTAATAGAAGGTGGCAATGGTTCACCTGCTAATGATTTTGATAAAGTTGAAGGTGACTGTTCAAGTAAAAACATGGTGTCGGATGATGAGAAAGTTTCGGAAGAAGTTTCCAAAGCAACCGACTTCTAAATTCAAATCAAAGCTTGAGGAAGATTTTAATGATTTTCTTATCCAGAAAAAAATTAAGTTTGGGTATGAAGATTATAAAGTATCTTACCTCAAGCCAGAGAAAGCGTCTAAGTATACGCCAGATTTCAATTGTCCAGCAGTAGATACATTTAAAATTATTTTTGAAACTAAAGGACAGTTCTTAACTTCAGATAGAAAGAAACATTTATTAATTAAACAACAACATCCAGACCTAGATATTAGGTTTGTATTTTCAAATTCAAAAACAAAGATAGGTAAAAAATCTAAAACAACTTATGGCAAATGGTGTGAACTAAAAGGGTTCAAATACCATTGTGTCTATTCAACAAAGAAACTTCTACCAGATGAATGGGTTGAAGAAGTTTTAAATCAACAGGAAAAATTATGAGTAGAAAATCAACAGACTATTTTATTATACATTGCACAGCTACTAAGCCTTCAATGGATATTGGTTTTGATGAAATCAATAGGTGGCACAAAGAGAGAGGATGGTTAAGCTGTGGCTATCATTTTATCATTAGAAGAAATGGTATTATAGAAGATGGTAGAACAACAGACGCAGTAGGTGCGCATTGTCGTGGAAAAAATCATAACAGTATAGGTATCGCTATGGTCGGTGGTGTCACTCAAGATGACCACACTGTAGCTGAAGATAATTTTACAGGTGAACAATGGGAAAGTTTAAAGAAGTTATGTGATAGCTTACATGAAACTTATCCTAATGCAGAAGTAAAAGGTCACTATCATTTTTCAGATAAATTCTGTCCTTCATTTGATGTAGATGAATGGGCTAAAGCAGACTTACTATGGGTGGAAGGGGATTATCTTCCAGATGATGAACGAGACCCAGAGTGAATTTATCAGGCACGAACCTTGTCCACAATGCAGTTCCAGAGATAACCTTGCCAGGTACTCCGATGGTCATGCTTATTGTTTTGGCTGTGAGTACAGAGAGCCTGCTAGTGGAGAAGTAAATGAATTTACAAATACAAAAATAGAAACAGATATGATTACAGGTCAAGTGGAGGCGTTATCAAAAAGACAAATAGATTTTGATACTTGTAAATTTTTTAATTACCAAACTGGTGAATACAATAATCAACCAGTTCAAATTGCTCCTTATTATAATTCCAATTACCAAGTTATTGCTCAACACATTCGGTTTTCCAACAAAGATTTTATCTGGTTGGGAGACATGAATGAAGTTGGTCTCTTTGGTCAGCACAAATGGAAACCAGGTGGTAAGATGATTACCATTACTGAAGGTGAGATTGATGCTATGTCAGTTTCAAAAGTACAAGGTAATAAGTGGCCTGTAGTTTCTGTTCCATCTGGAGCTAAGTCTGCAAAGAAATATATTAAAAAGAATTTAGAATATTTAGAAAGTTTTCAGAATGTCATTTTAATGTTTGATAATGACGATGCTGGAAACAGCGCATCAATAGAATGTGCTCAATTGTTTTCGCCAAAAAAAGCTCTTATCTCCAAGTTGCCTTTAAAGGATGCCAACGAAATGTTGGTATCCAATAGAGGTAAAGATATTATTCATCACATTTGGAACGCAAGACCTTACACACCAGAAGGTATTGTTGCAGGAGTTGATACCTGGGATTTAGTTATTCAAGATGATAGCAAGGAAAGTACACCTTATCCATTCACTGGATTAAATACTAAGTGCAAAGGAATTAGAAAAGGTGAGATAGTTTTATTAACAGCAGGTAGTGGCACAGGTAAGTCACAAGTTGCTAGAGAATTAAGTTATGATTTAATTACAAAAGATAAATCAATTGGCTACATAGCATTAGAAGAAAGTGTAGCTAGAAGTGTTAGAGGTTTATTATCTATAGACTTAAATAAAAAAGTTCACGAAGAAGAAGTAAGAAAAAATATAAGTGAAGAAGATTTAAAAAATTCCTGGAATAAAATTAAAGATAAAGTTTATTTCCATAAACACTTTGGTTCTACAGACAGTGATAACTTAATGTCTAAGATTAGATATTTAGTTAGAGGCTGTGATTGTGATTATATTATTTTAGACCATATCAATATGGTTGTCTCTGGCCTAGAAGGTGATGAGAGAAAACTTATTGATTACACAATGACAAGACTAAGAACATTAGTCGAAGAATTAAACTTTGGTTTAATATTAATTTGTCATTTAAAAAGAATTGAAAGCAAGTCTGGTCACGAAGAAGGAGCTATAACTTCTCTAAGTCATTTAAGAGGAAGTCACGCATTAGCTCAATTAACAGATATTTGTATAGGTCTCGAAAGAAACCAACAATCAGAGGAAGCTCAAGACATATTAACAGTAAGAGTATTGAAGAATAGATACTCTGGAGAAACAGGAGTAGCGTGTGCGCTTCACTATAATAAACAAACTGGAAGATTGTCTGAAGGTGATTTTTCAGATGTCCAAGAATGAGAAGAGAATAGATGATGTCCTGCGAGAGTTCATAGAACAAGATAAAGATTTCGTACATTTAGATGACGATGATAAAATCTATATGTACTCAACATTAAAGAAACTACTTAAGTTAATTAATGTTGTTTTGAAATATCCTAATGTATGTCCAATATTATTTGTTCATACACCAAGGACTAAACAAATATTGGAAGACGCATTTTTTCATGTGGCTCCAGTAATACCAACAATCCTAAATATAAAAATAATTGTAATGCACTAAATATGAATTGTATATTTGATATAGAAACTAATGGTTTCTTATCAGAGGCTACAAAAATTCATTCAATTGTTATTAAGGATATAGATACCAAGCAAATGTTTTCCTATCATGGAGACCAGATTGGTAGAGGTTTATATATACTAAGTGGCGCTAGCTTATTAGTTGGTCACAACATTTTAAAATTTGATTTACCAGTAATAAATAAACTTTATCCTCAATATAAAATTGAAGGTGATGTATTCGATACATTACTTGTTAGCCGACTGATATGGACTAATAGAAAAGAAGAAGACTTTAGAATGAAACAACTTCCTTTTAATTTAGCAGGAAGACATTCATTAGAAAGTTGGGGATATAGATTAGCTTTGCGTAAAGGTGACTTTGCAAAAGAAAATGATTTTTCTAAGTGGTCTCCAGAAATGCAAAAGTATTGTGAGAGGGATGTTGAAGTTAATTATGAATTATACAAATTAATTAAAAAACAAAACTACTCACCAGAAGCAATACAGCTAGAGCATGACTTTGCCAGATGTATATATCTGCAAGAAGCACATGGATTTACATTTGATGTGGCTTCTGCAAAGAAGCTGTATGCCTCACTTGCAAACAGAAGGCTGGAGTTGGAGGAAACTCTAACTTCAGCTTTCCCAAATTGGCAGAAGTATATTGGTACCATTGTTCCTAAAAGAGATAATAAAACATTAGGATATAAAAAAGGTGTACCAGTTAAGAAGTATAAAGAGATTACTTTCAATCCTAATAGCAGAGACCATATCTCCGATAGGTTAATGAATAAAGGTTGGAAGCCTACACAGTTTACGCCAGATGGTAAGCCTAAAGTAGATGAAAGTATTTTATCTGAATTAGATTATCCAGAGGCAAAGATTTTATCAGAACATTTTTTAATACAAAAAAGAATTGGGATGTTAGCTGAAGGAGCTAACGCCTGGTTAAAACTAGAACAGGATGGAAAAATTTATGGAAGCGTTATCACGAATGGTGCAAACACTGGGAGGTGTACTCACCAAAAGCCTAATGTTGCACAAACACCTTCTGTTGGTGTTCCTTATGGTAAAGAATGTAGGTCTTTATTTACTGTTCCTAATGGCTTTTCTCTTATTGGCTGTGATGCTAGTGGTCTTGAACTTCGTTGTCTTGCTCATTATCTCGGTGCTTTCGATGAAGGAAGTTTTACGAAGCAATTACTCGATGGGGATATTCATACCTACAATCAAAAACAGATTGGCTTACCAACGAGAGATTTGGCGAAGAGGGTCATCTATGGTTGCATCTATGGCATCGGAGATGCGAGGCTTGGTGCAATTGTTGGAAAAAGCTCCCAAGAGGGAAAAAGAATAAAAGCAAAATTATTTGAAGCTTTACCTGCATTAAAACAATTAAGAGATAATGTTATTATTGCAGTTAGAAATAAAAAATATTTATTAGGTTTAGACAAAAGAAAATTAATTCCAAGGTCTGAACATTCAAGTTTAAATTTATTAATACAAAGTGCAGGTGCTCTTTTAATTAAACAAGCAACTGTAATACTTCACAAAAAATTAAAGGAGAAAAATTACGATGAGAATATCTGTGCTATGGTTGCTCATGTTCATGATGAGCTACAACTTCAGTGTAAGTCTGATTACGCTAATGAAGTAGGTGAGCTCGCAGTTCAATCAATTAAAGATGCAGGTACACATTTTAATTTTAGATGTCCTTTAGATGCAGAATTTAAAATAGGAAACACATGGGCAGACACACATTAAAGTGTTGTTGTTGTCAAAAGACAGCTCATGTAATTCATGAAAAAAGATATTACTGTGCTACTTGCAGATACAATATTCAATTAGGAAAACAACACGATGTTGGTGCCCTCGGCCAGACTCGAACTGGCACTCCCAAAAGGGCAAGGATTTTCGTACCACTATAGCTTTCGCTACACTTTCGTTTTGTGGTCTGGACTATACCTTAAGCAGTTAAGCTTCCTTCTGTCTAGTCTCTACACCTTACACATCGCTGTGTCTTGGCTCGGTATTAGCAGTTAAGCCTTCACCGAATTTAAAAGGTTCTACTTCCAGGTTTTCACCTGGAGCACTCAAATTCAATTTAAGTCCTTTGTGTCTACCAATTTCACCACGAGGGCTCCAACGCAAGACTTTTACAAAATTTATTTATGATTAACAACACAAAAGATTTCGATTTTGATTTAGCTAGAGGAGTTAATTCTGAAAAAGCTATAGCCAAAATACTAGGATTAAGTGAAGATAAATTTGAAGTTAAATCAGAATTTGGCTTTTGGAAGAAATCTGGAAACATCTGTATTGAGTTAGCTTACAAAGGTAGGCCTAGTGGATTAAGAGCAACTAAAGCAAAATACTGGATACATCGGTTTATGTTCAACAAAGATGTATGTATTGGTCAATGGATTGTTCCAGTTAAAGTCCTCAAGCAATTAGTAAGAATTTTTTTAAAAGAAAATAAAAACCGAAAATCACAAATCATTAGAATGTTAGGAGACAACCATCAGTCTAGGTGTGTCTTAATTCCAATGTCAGATTTTCTTAACCTTTGGAGAAAAGTTGAAATCAAAGATAACACTACCAGAAATCAATAAAGATAATTTTCCTTATAAATTTTATCTAGCTTACTGGATTGATACTAATTCAACTTCTACCTGGGAAAACTTAGAACAAATAAAAAGAAGTAAACCAAGCATCTGCATTACCAGTGGATGGCTTATTTCAACAGAAAATAACTCACATACATTCGTAGGTGATGTGAGCTTCAATGAAGATAACACAGTAGGTGAGTGTGGAAACACTACCTGCATACCTTCACAAAACATAATCAAACTTACGAAGATTAGGATAAAATAATGATACGAAGAATAGATGCAATGAAGAGAACCTTAGTAGTAGATGGTTCTTTATTTGTATATAGAATTGCTTCAGCATTAGAAGAAGCAACTCAATGGGAAGATGATGTCTGGACTTTGCACGCAGATGCAAAACTAGGTAAGCAAGTTATTGATACTACTTTAGGTAATTACAAAACAAAATTAAATTGTAATAAAATAATAATTGCAGAAGATGATAAAGATAATTTTAGACATAGCATTTATCCAAAATATAAATCACATAGAAAAAAAGTTAGAAAACCAATTATTGTAAAACCTCTTAAGGAATACTTAAAACAAAATTATGAGTGTGTTTCATTACCTGGATTAGAAGGTGATGATGTTTGTGGAATATTAGCAACAAGACCAGGCAACAAAGGTAAAGTTGTAGTTTTATCTGGTGACAAAGATATGCGTACTATTCCAGGTATTCATCATTTTATACATGATGAGAGTACAGAAATAGTTGATGAGAAAACAGCTAATTATAATTTTATGTATCAAACATTAGTTGGAGATTTAACTGATGGTTTTGGTGGATGTCCAACAGTTGGTGGAGTTAAAGCTTCAAGAGTTTTAGCAAATAAAAAAGACCTGCCAGAAATGTGGGAAGCTGTTGTTGCAGAATACAAAAGACAAAAACTAGATGAAGAGTATGCGCTAACTCAAGCAAGATTAGCAAGAATACTTAGAGCATCTGATTGGGATAATAAGAAGAAGGAGCCAATACTATGGAAGCTATAATTAGAGATATTTTGTTAATTGTTGTTGGAGCACTTTCAGCAGGATTAATTTCAATATTATTAGATATTAAAAAAGACAGAGAAAAAATGCGATGGGAACGATGGTACAGGGAAAGAAACAAAAGATGACAAACAAAGATATTTTTGAAAGCTTAAAGTACCAAGAAGGTGGAGACCATTATTCTAAAATGAAGGTGCAACCAGCTTACTTCATAAACGAAAACAATCTGCCATTCGCTGAAGGTAATGCCATTAAATATATTTGCAGACACAAACATAAAGGCAAAGCAGAAGATATTAAAAAAGCAATTCATTACTTAAATATGATTTTGGATAGAGATTATTCTTAACTAATAAAAGGACACTTTAGATATATGAACGAAAAACAACCAAATCTTCCAGTAATTACAAATGAATTACTAGAAGCGTTAGACAAATTATTTCCAGAGAGAACTCCAGAAATAAACATGGAGCCAAAGGAAATGTATTTTAGAATTGGACAACGAAGTGTTGTTCGTTTCTTACATCAAAAACAAAAAGA